AGGATGAGCTGACGACCGTTGTCAGGGTGCTTGAGCCCCTTGTCGGTGATGTACTTGTTCACGAACTTGGTCACCTCAGAACGAGAGATGAGCTCACCTTCAGGAAGTCCTAGGAACTCACGCAACTTAGGTGTAATTTCCTGCTTGCGGTTGAAGCCGTTGTTAGCAGCACGAGCCTTGGCCTTCTCACCATTAGGGTCCTCTTGGGTGTTCTTCACCTTGCGGATAAGCTTAGTGAGGGCCTTGACATCGGCGCGTAGGGCGGCAATTTCAGATTGAATGGTTTCAAGAGACATCTTATATCTTTACTAAGTGGTTAATCTTTAAGTAAGGTACGTAAGAAATACAATTGAAACTATAATCAGTAAAATCATCGTGTAAAGAGTTGGATCATATGCTGGCATTGACAGGGCTGATGGACGTTCTATGATCCTGAAAGGTTCTCTAGGTGTTAATCCTGGTACCTGCCCCGGACATCCACCAGCACAACACGTACTCTCTGGACAATCCACTACATATGGTCCCCGTCTTACACCACAGAATTGTGACTTCCTTGGGTCGGCTACATCATTGTAAGCAAAGCACCTACACTCGTCTATTATACTACAGACCATATTATTATGTGAGAATATAATAATGGACACTGAAATTTATTCAGAAGCCACCATCCAAAAATTCCTAAATGAAAATTTTTTGTTCAAAGATGCCAAGTTGAAAAAATACTACGACAGGAATGAACAGAGGGATCTTGGAAAATTCAGATATCGTATGCAAACTGTGTATGGTAAAAAGGACTTTGAAAAGATTGTATACCTCTTGATTACCAATTCGTTGAGAGATATCATTTTAGAAACCATAGGTGAAATATCTGAACATATGAAGAACATGGGTGATCTCATAGTGAGCGGTGGAGAGGCTTTCAATCTGTATGTGGAATACAACAATCGTATCATCACCACCGATATTGATGCAAAGTTTGTTCCACGTATGCCTGTGAATCCAAAGTTTTTTGGTAAACTTCAAGCAACCAAATTGATTCTTTGGGACAAAATGGGTGAAATAGCTAAGCGTTTGAATGTGAGGGTTAGAAAACGACTGACTCTCATGAAAACAAAGTACCCCAAACTCTTCAAGTTTTTAGGTCTGAGTATTCCACCTTCCGGGGCAGCCGTTACACGTAGATATACCTTAATCAAAAAGAAAAAGTCTGGTACGGGAAATGATCCCAAAAAGGGGGATGTTTTCATTGACGTGGAATTATTTGCTCTTGATTTGAATACACGGTTCTTCTCCCCTAGTAGCGGTAAAATTGAAAATGTGACTCTCGGTGGAATTCTCGATATTCCCTGTATGAGACCTAAAGAATTTGGCTACGAGGTGGTTCTCACACGGCGTAAGGGTATAACATACAGAAATCAAAATACTGGTAAACTTGTGAGAAATAACAATGTATATGTAGCCAGTAAAGAGTTTTTGATTGAAGACATCTATTTAATGAGTAAACTCAAACTTCGTCCAGAGAAGAAAGAGAAGGATCGTCAAAGACTTGTAAAACTTGCACAACTTTTGGATAAGAGAGTGAAACCTACCGATTCCATTGATGATATTTTCAAGCGTGTGAAATCGCTCATCATCAAAAAGGGTGCCCCCGCTACAAAGAAAAATGCACGCGTTTCTATAGCTCAGGCCGCTCGTGTAGATCCATTTAAGTACAAAAACTTTACAACTAAACCTTCAGAAGAAAAATTATCCAAACAAATTGTTCATGGATTGAAGCCTGTCACCAATAATGTTAACATAAATGGTTACAAGAATTCTTCAGGAAACAAAAGGTTAAATCTAAAGAATTTGAAATGGAAGAATGTCAATAATAACTCTTACGTGAAAAATGAAGTCAAATTGAGACCCGAAAACGCAAAGAAACTTCCAAAAAATATAAAATTCACAAACACTCTTTATGGTTACAATCCCAGGAGAAATGTATGGGTCCCTAAAAATGTCATAAATAAGTCAGCAGCTATACCATTTGTTGGTTTAAAGAATTGAAACACAAATCATATATAAAATGCTTTACAACGCCCCAGCTAAAGGTGATGATGGACTCTACTTCGTAAAGGCTCTCAACGATTCCAAGCGCAAGTGCCTTGTTCAGTTGAACAATGTGAAGATTGTGGATGTCTCAGGGGACATCGTTATGGATCTAGGCTCTGAAACGAACATTTCCAAGATTCAAGGGATTGACGCGCAGAATCTCAGCGCTGCAGTTGAGAACGCGGAAACCTGGTTTGGTAAGAAGCTCTCCGATAAGGTTGTTGAGGGTGCCTATACTTCCAGTGTAGCCGACAATCAGATTACAGGCGAGCGTATTGAAGTTACCAAGGTATTCAACTCCGATCAGGAGATGGTTGATTTTGATGTCGTCCAGCCCGAAAAGACTTGTGATGTCATCCTTGAATTTGCTGGTCTCTGGTTTGCCAAGAAATCTTTTGGATCTTCATGGAATGTCGTCCAGGTCAGGGTTCACCCAGACCCAATCCTTGACACTTATCCAGAAGAATATGCCTTCGTTGACGATGAGCAATAAAAAAATTGTTAACCTAATATAAAACATGATGAAGAAGGGTCGTACCCAAAACATACTTATGGTGCTCGCCGTCGCCGTGTTGGTCTATTTGCTCTTCACTATGAACAACAAGTCTGAGTATTCTATCAAGGAGCGTGAGTACGCCACCGTTGGTATGGCGCCTTCTGCGGGCCCAACTGCCAACGGCCCAGCCCCAGCCAACGGTTGTGGCATGGAGAATGGTGTAGGCCTCGCGTCTTCCCTCCTCCCACGTGAGGTTGCCTCTGCTGAGGACTTCGGTGAGTTTGCTCCAGAAGACATCCTCGCTGGTCAGAACTTCCTTGAGCCTCGTCAGCAGATCGGTTTCCCAGAGACCGTCGGTGGTGCCCTCCGCAACGCCAACCAGCAGATCCGCGCTGACCCACCTAACCCCAAGGACCCATTTGTGTGGAACAACTCTACCATTGTTCCTGATTTAATGCAGCGCACTCTCTGCTAAATAGCGCTTAAAGATTAGAAGTATAGTTTTAAATAATAAACATGTCAGTACCAAGTGAACTTTCCGAGAGTGTCTCCAAGCTCGTGGAGCTCTCCAAGCAACTTTCTGAAGCAAAATCTGATATCAAAATCCTTAACCAGGAAGAGAAGCGTCTCAAGGAATCTGTGAAGAAGCACATGATTGATCAGGGTATTGATACCATTAACCTCAGAAAAGGTAAAATTAGCCTACGTAAGTCGGTGCGTAAGTCGGGAATTAATAAGGATGCCATCAAGGACGGTCTTTTGAAGTTTTTTGGTGGAGACGAAGCTAAGGTGGAGGGTGCCATAAACGCGATTCAGGACGGTCTTAAAGTCAGGGAGTCTACTTCTCTGTCGCTAACTGGTATAAAAGATAAACCCCCAAAAGAAGATAAGTAATAACCATGGTTTGGAGCCAATACGTTTACGAAGCTACTACTGGTTTTGAGAACTCTCAAGCCAGTGATGATGAAGAAATCACAGATGAAACTCCTCTCAATATTGAAGACTGGCAAGTCCAATATTCAGAAGAATTGTGGTACATGTGGGATACTATGAACACACTCATGCATGATGCTTACATTCAGCACACTGGTACCTTTTCGGATTTTGCTGAATTTTGTTACATGGAACATCATCCATATCAGGAGCGTGTTGTGTGGGAATATCAAGAACAAACTAAGTGGTACGAAGAAAGACTTGCACACATTTGGAGAAATCTCAGGCGCATCGTTAATGATAACGGACTTCACGAAGAAATGATGAGGGGTGCCACTTTCTATCACTTTGTAGACTATGCTAAAAATTATATGTGCATATATTAAATGCTTCCCGATATCACTTCCCAAAAAGTTGCCGTACCAGCCGCCCTTTTTCTCGCGCTCAGCCCCGGTGTTCTCGTGACCACCGCGGGCAAGAACGTCAAGTTTATGAACGGCAAGACCAGCCAAATGGCTGTCATGTTCCACGCTCTCGTGTTCTTCCTTGTGTACAGCCTCGTCGCTCGCGCGATGGGTCTCGTGCTCACCAAGACCGATCTTCTCGTGACTACCTCTCTATTCCTGGCGCTCAGCCCTGGTCTCCTCCTCACCATTCCACCTGGCTCCGGTGGTCTTTTCCGATCGGGTCAGACCAGCATTCCAGCGGCTGTGACCCATGCCGTTGTCTTTGCCGTAGTGTTTGCGCTTTTACGCAAGCAATTTCCTCAATTCTATTAAGTAGGAGGATGAAATACCTTGTATTAGGTCCTGCATCAATGGGTATATACTCAATGATCGGGACTCTAAAAGCAATGGAATCCAACCTTGTGGATGTTAAGGAAATTTCCGGATCATCCGCGGGTTCAATATTGGCTTTATTTTTGGCTTTGGGGATGTCCGTTGATGAAATATTAAATGTATCTCTATCTCTGAATGTCCCCGAATTTGTTAAGATACGTATAGGTTCCTTTTTTAACAAATTTGGTTTTGTTGATTTGGGACCCATACGCGATAAAATGGTTGAAATATGTGGTTGTGATCCCACGTTTGAAGAGTTGGATATGAAGATATACGTTTCAGCGTATTGTTTAAATACATCAACTACAGAATACTTTTCTCGCGATACTCACCCCAAAATGAAAGTTATTGACGCAGTGTGTATGAGTATGGCTATACCCCTCATTTTTGCTTGTGGTACCTATGAGGGTAAAACATATGTAGATGGTGGAACTCAAGAAATGTACCCTATTACCCCGTTTTTAGATAAGAAACCCCATGAAATTACATGTGTTAAATTGAAAATGGATAAAATTTACCAAGAAGAAATAAATACACCCAGACAATTTGTGGAATCCCTCGTTCGTTCAACAATTGTAAATAGACGTGAACACAGTAAAGATGTACACGTAATTGAGATTGATATAGCTGATACTAATGTTTTTGACTTTAGTATGTCTTACGAAGATAAACTTAGACTATACAACGTGGGTTACAAAACTAGAAAATAATCGTTACACTTTTTTGTTAACTTAATATATACGATGGACGCGTGTGATCCAAACGCGGATATAGAAAACCTCAGACAGTTGATTAAGATCAACACAGGGGTGGATGTTAAGTTAACAAAAAAAGAGATTTGTCAGGCATATGAAGATATCCAGGGAGGTAAGTTACCCCTTCCTCCTCTAGTTATGAATGCATCTCGTACATACTTGGTTGACAAGAAGTCTCCTTTGAAGCCAAATGATTACGAACTCCTTTTTGATTCTTCCACAAAGCGTGCAGACCTTAAAAGGATTGCTCGCAAGGTTGATCTCAAGAATGTTGAACAAATGACCAAAAGTCAAATTGTTGATGCAATCGGAAAACGCCTGCGTTACATGAAAGTGCACGAACCCGTCAAATTTGCCAGACGCACTCGTGTCGCCGTTAACAAATACACAGCAGTGAATGAGAATAACACAGCAGTGAACACTGTTAACAATACCAATCTGAACACCAATCGTGTGAACACCAATCAGGTGAACAACTTGAACACCAATCGCACGAACAATGATTTGAACACCAATCGCACGAACAATGATTTGAACACCAATCGCACGAACAATGATTTGAACACCAACCGTGTGAACACCAATCGTGTAAACACCAATCGTGTAAACACCAATCGTGTAAACACCAATCGTGTAAACACCAATCGTGTAAACACCAATCG